TTCGTGAGTAGCGAGACAGCCATTAGAGTGTTACTCCTGTCGCAGTAAAGTCGGTGTTGCCTGTTGTGGAATACACGGAAATTGTGTCTCCTGTGGCAATCGTCCAACCTGGTGTTTCTTGGATCGAGCTGTTGCCTGGAATGGTTAGGCCGTAGTACTGATAGTACGCCGAACCGCCAGACTTAGTAATTGCTACACGAATTGTATCAGATGATGAGCCTTTGTTGCAGGCTGCGAATGAGGAAACAATGCTGCCGTTGGTGCTACCCGTGACAAGTGTTGTCAAGGTAGTAGCCGATGGCGTGGACTGTCCAAGAACGACGTATGCTGTTGCCATTACGCAATGTCTCCAATCAAGGTGAAGGTGTTGGTTGCTACGCAGATAATGGTTGCAGCCGAGTATTGGGTACGCAGTTTGGTGCCAGTACCGGTAAAGGTTGATGTGCCGTCGTTGGCTACGGTTACTTGACCTGCACCAGTTTGCTGGATGTTGACGGCTTGACCGACGCTAAATACACCCGCTGGAATAGTTAGGGTAATTGCGCCAGTGTTGTACAGCGTTACCAGTTTGGCTGCGTCAGCAGCTACTAGCGTGTAGCTTGTACCAGTCTGAACGTTAATGCCCATGGCAATGATAGGGGCTGTGCCGAATACCAGTGCGCCAGTACCTGTCTCATCAGTAACTGCGGCAGCTAAGTTAGCTGAGGTTGGTGTGGCAAGGAATGTGCCGACTGAGCCTGTAATGCCGTGTACTCCTCCTGGACCAGCAGCAGCATGATCCTGAAAGTCGGTCATATCCTGAGCAACAAGAACGTGGCGAACAACTGCACCGGCATTGTGAGCCGCTGGAGCTGAACCGTTAAATCCACGAGTGATGCTGAGGATTGCGCCAGAGGCGCCAGTAACCAAGACTAATTCTTCAGAAGCGGTGTTGTAATCCAATGCCAAGACATAAGGATACGAAGATGGAAAACCCACTGGGATGGTTGACAGCGTGACGCTTGTTGCGCTGCTGGTGATGCCAGCCGATACGGTGTTGTCCACCGCGTTGGCTGAGTAATAACGTCGTTGTGCCATAAGCCGTCCTTAGCTTGTGTAGTGAGTGCGAGGTGGGTACTGCTCTTGAAGGCGACGCACTTCGACCAGAAGGCGTTGCTGGTAAAGCTGTTGAATCATCCGACCAATGTTGGTAGCTGAACCAATCGGATCATTAGCCTGCATTGCGTCTGCTTCAGCAGTAGCGGCAGGTACACGACCCATATCCAGATACATGGCGGTACGGTAAGCAGCACCGAGAACGATTACTTCGCGGGCTGAGTCTGGCAATCCTGTTAAGGATGCAAAGTCATCTGAGTCATACTGAAGCGTTGTAGGCTTCTTGGTGTAGGTAACCATGACGGTACGACCAGGAATAATGCCTTCACGAATTGAAATGGTCTTGCCTGTATTCCATGTGACAGGGTTAGCCATACGGTCAATGCGATAGTGGCGCACTGGCAACCATTCACGAGATGGGCCAATGGTTTGCCATGAGCAGCCGAGAACGTCGATTGCTTCCTGTGGCAACGGATAGGTAGTACGAGCCGCTTGCCAAGTAAAGGTGGTGTAGTAGACGCCGAACAAATCTGGGTAAACGCCGTCGATTGCGAGGTTGATGTTTCGCCGGATAACACTACGCGGAAAGGATGGCGTAATGGTTACACGAGTACCAGCCGTGTGGCTTGTAGCTACAGTGTCACGAAAACCTCGCCCATAGGCAGGAATGGTAGCCGTATTTGAAGTACGGTCAAAGGAGTCTACCCAGATAAGCTCGTCATCAATTTCGACCAAGCCACGGGTAAGCACGGTTCCGTCAGCAACTTGAAAAGAAGTTGCTGTGGCACTTAGCCCAGAGGTGAGGTAAGTCGCCTGATCCTGACGGTTGGTGTAACCCGTCAGAGCCAAAAGCGTTTCGTTGATAACGTCGATAAATTGTGTCACGATGTAATCCTTGCTGCTGCTTCGGCTTCACCAATACCGTAGGTACCAGCAAGCAGGTTTAATACGCCAGGCGTATCTTCGTAGTAGTTCTTGCCGCCATTGCGATAAGCGTAGATGGCATTCAATGCTCCGATGCCACGAGTCTGACCATGGCTAGAACGTCCGCCAGGGATGACATTGTCAGCCCATTGGATGCAAGCACCGTCAAAGTCTAATTGCGGTACGCCATTGATAATGGTGCCAGCTAAGCGATTCATGTGATATGTCGCTGATAAGCCACCGTAATTTGCCATCTATCTGCCTTTCGTGGGGAAGGAATTATTTACTTGTTCTTGGTGCCGCCGACACCTTCATACTCACCGTATGGAGTCTTGGTTGGCTTGCCGGTCAACTTATCGTTGAGCTTGCCAACTGCATTCTTATTACATCCGCATTCTTTGCACATGTTACTTACCCTTCTTAGCTGGTAGGACTTTCTTCAAATTTGGATTTGCCTTCTTTGCCGCTGGGCTAGCCTTGCGGGTAGATGAGGCGAGGATTGCTCCGGCTGACTTCATAGAAACGCCAGACTTCTTGGCGATAGACTTTTGCGCTGCGGCAAAGCCCATACCCTTTTTTGCTGCTGCCATTAGATTGCTCCTGTTTCTTTCATTACGTTAGCCGTCTGCTTCGTAATCTTTGTAGCCGCTGGCATAGACTCAGCGTTGTATGCAACGCCTAGCTTGTCACTAGCAGCTCGTGCTTCTTGCACAGCTCTCATGGTTGTACCTGCGGGTTGGATGCCTTCAGACCTAGCTGCGGCATAGGCGTTAAGTTCGCCATCCCATTTCTTAGCCGACATATTCTCGGCTCGTCCTGCATCTCCGGTATTTACTTGGAGGGTAAGGAGCTTACAAGCAAAGCAGCCATCGACATAACCAGTATGGTTAAGATGATCCGATTCTTCAACGTCGGACGGGAAAGGTTCAGTATCTGTGTAGCCACAGACCGTGCAAGTGTAAATAGGAATCCAGTCATGCTTGTCATTGAATCCAAAGCTAATTGGTCCTTGCTCGTGCTGATGCTCGCTCATGTAATAGTTTCTCCATAAAGTCTATATTCCGTTGAATACGGTCTTGTTCAGGCCCGTTTGCTTTAGCCGCTTCTTTGGCAAAAACTAAGGCTTCTTCAACATGTCCGAGGTTGTATGCGCTAACGCCTGCAAGGTCGTAGGCTTTCCAATCCCAGATGGCAGATTCGTAGCAGTAATGGACGGAGCGAGGAAGGTCCAAAACACTAAGAGAGGCATCTAAACACCTTTGCCATTGTTGTCTACGATAAGCGTCTATGGCTATGCCATAATGCGGTTCGCCCTCATGGGGCAGAATCTCTACGCCTTTATCGTAATATTCAGTTGCTTCGTCAGCTTTGCCAAGCTGGTGTAGTGATTCACCTACCCACCGGCATACTGCTGCATGTTCGACATCCCAGCCTTGAAGCTCAAGCTGGCGCTTACCTGCGGTAACGACATCTGCCCAACGCCCATGGAAATAATACTCACGGGTCATATATGTCCACATTCGTGGATCATCGGGATATTCTTTGACGCACAGTTCTAGCAAAGTCAGATACTGTGAGCGAGACTTTGAATCATCTGGCTGATGCTTGATAACCGCATCTAAGATACTGACGGACTTAGCTTCTCCGTCTCCGTACCAAAGCTGTACTTCATGGCATGGATACTTCCAATGCCATCCATGGCGAGAATGTAATCTATCTCTGTGCCATGTGGAGCCAGTATCCATTGTTATCCAACCGACATTGGCATTCTTCTTCCAGCCTTTGCGTACTTTATCAAAGAAGCCAGGCTGAGGCACTTCGTCTAAATCTAGGATTACGCAGACATCTGCGTCTTTTGGTACGAGCGATAGCGCCGCATTACGAGCATCATCAAAGCGCCAAGGGCTAACAGTAATATCATAAACCGTAACGCCGAGATTCCGTAACGCTTCCGCTGTGCCATCTGTTGATCCTGTATCTGCTACTATGATGTAATCTGCATCCTTGCAGGCAGCGGCATATCGCTCAACGTGTTTAATTTCGTTGAGAGCGATAGAGTAAACCGCTATCTTTGTCATGCCGCTATTCTATCACATGCCGCCAAATACTAAGATGTCCCAGTAGTTCGCTGCTCCCGTGCTTCCCGTAGAACCTGTCGCGCCTGTTTGTCCAGTAGCCCCTGTATTTCCAGTCGAGCCAGTGCTGCCAGTATTACCTGTCGCCCCTGTTGGTCCTGCGACGCCAGTCGCTCCCGTAGCCCCTGTTGAACCGGTGTTTCCTGTCGCGCCTGCCGCACCCGTTGATCCGGTTTGACCTGTTGCGCCAGTTGCTCCAGTAACGCTTGCTCCTGTGGCTCCAGTATTTCCTGCGGCTCCTGTGGCACCCGTTGCTCCTGTCGGTCCAAGTTGCGTGTACATAATCTGTTCGACATGAAGGTTAACACTTGGGGAAGCGGGACGAGTTGGAGATGAA